ATGAAAAATAATGTAATGAAAAATGGAACTATCGACAGCCAGGCTCTGTTGAAAATGGTGAATGAAGCGCGGAGACTGTGCGGTGAAAAAGAAGTACGCAACAACGACTTCATTGCACGCATCAAAGATGAACTTGATGGGGGGGGGTTACGAAATTTTCGTAACCCCCATGGATAAGAAAAAAGGCGGTGCGGATCAGGTTGTTATTGTGATGACCTATAAACAAGCGCTTCGGGTTGCCGCTCGTGAATCTAAATCCGTCCGTCGTTCGCTGGTCGATCAACTGGAGTCAATGCAACAGCAACTGCAACAAAAAATCACCTCGAAACATTCGACTAACGGCCTTGAGGAATTCCGTAAAGCACGGGCGCTGAAAATGACCGTCGATACAATGAAAGACCTTTTCGGCTTCCTCCCCAACCTTGCCCCTGAAGCTAAACAAGTCGTTGCCGCCAGCCTGGTTAATCCCGTTGTAGGCGCTAACGTAATCCCGCTACCGATGATTAATGAACATTACTATTCGGCGTCAGAAGTTGGAGCAAAACTCAAAATATCCGCTAACAAGGTTGGTCGCATTGCCAATACCTACATGCTCAAAACCGAACAATACGGGAAATGGTTCATCGACAAATCCCCGTATTCGGATAAGCAGGTAGAAAGCTTCCGATACAATAATCGGGGAGTACGGAAGATTGAAGAAATCCTGGACGCGGAGAACAACGCAGAATTCGGAACCTGATATCCTCCACTCTCCGACGCCGCCAGAATGACGGCGCGGTGGTTAAGCATGAGGCGAAATTTCTGCCGGGCGGTATTTTGTTGAGAGATGAGATACGTCAACTTCTCTTTCCGCTTTTTCAAGGCTCCATGCCGTCTGGAGACGAATCCATGAAGACGGAGTTCCCCCCAGGACAGCAGCGAGACGAACAGCCATTTCAGGAGATATTGTCGCATTACCTGAAACCAGTCGCTGAACAGTGGAAGGCGCGACATCAAGCGCTCTTGCCAGTTCCCTGATTCCAATATTCTGATCTTCCAGAATATCAGCAATAATTTCTCCAGGATGAGGGGGGGTAAACATCGCCATTAGTGGTAATCCTCGTAGTTAAACGAAGCGGATCTGGAGTTTTTCCCTGTAGCACGGGCGAATTTTTTCAACGTTGCAAATGATGGCCTTATTTACACTCAATGGTTAATTCTTTCCTGTTAAATCCCTGTTCCTTTAAAATGTCTTTATATCCATTTTTACATAGGGCATTGGCTTTATCATAGCATACTCCCCATGGTGTAGCGGCACCACAGGCAATGATGTACTGTTCCTTTTCATCTCCGCGATTTATTTTCGTAGTGGTAGTGCATCCTGATGTTGCCATGCAGAAAATTATCAAATAAAAGAACCTTGCTATGATGTTCATTATCGGATCTCTAATAGGTGCTGCAAGTGACACTATTCCCATACCTGGAGCAGTTTGTTAGTGTGGCACTTCATATGCCATGCAGATTAGTTCCGGGCGCGAATCTCAGAGCGAACCTGTGAAATGGAGTGCCCTTTGCCTAGGTTCTCACGAATAGCGTCGAGTGGCGGCGCGGCTGAGTGTATTAACCACGCTTCCATTGCTTTGTCGCGTTCATTCAGTGCACGAAGCCCTTCACGAATAACTTCGCTTTCTGAAGCGTATGCACCGGAAGCCACACGGGCGCGCACCATGTCAGCCATTTCGTTGGTTAATGTAATGCTGAATTGTTGGGTTGTACGCATGTTAAACCTCACTGAGTAGGATAGAACACTATTCGATGATAGCACGCCACTTGTTGACGACAACACATATCCGGGATTATATTCTTCGCACGGTCGAGTTGACCGTCGGGATTCGAACCCCGGATAGAAACCGCGACAGAGACACGCCGCGAGCGTGTTTTTTATTGTCGTATGCACGCGCACATCTGAATTATGGTGGGGCGTATAGGGGAGCTGAAAAGCTCGCCGGTTGGTTTCCCGGTAGTTCGAACCCTGTACGTCTCACCACCCGATGATTCGAACCTAACGGTGGTGATAGTTTAGAAACCACTCGAGGGCGTCATAATGACAACTCAAGTTTCTGTTGAAACACTCTCCACGATTACTTACAAGCAGATCCCCGTTATCACTACCGAACTTTTGGCGCACCTTTACGGCACAGAAGCTATTCGTATTCGCCAGAATCACCACGAAAACAAAGGTCGTTTCATTGAGGAAAAACACTTCTTCAAACTTGAAGGTGAAACTTTACGTGAGTTCAAGCACAGAGTAGCTTTTAACTACTCTGTGAAAATCGCCCGTAACGTTCGCTCCCTCATCCTCTGGACAGAACGCGGCGCAGCCCGTCACGCAAAAATGCTCGAAACCGATCGGGCGTGGGAAGTGTTCGAAAAACTGGAAGACTGCTATTTCAGTCAAAAAATCCCAGAACAACTTCAGCTTCCAGAATCAACACTATCTATCAACTACCCTCTATCGTGGTTTTCAGAGCACCACCCCTACTCCATGATGAGCTATGTTGATCGAAAAACTCTTAACCTGGACGTTTCTGTACTCTTCGACATGCCAAGCCCAACCATGCGTATCCTCAACGAACTACACAGCAAGGGCTATAACGTCGATGCGGCTGTCGCTGAATTTAACGCCTTCAAACATCTGACGGAAGAAATGCGCCGCACGCTACAGGATATTTCAAGACTGTCAGATCGAAATTCCCGAAAAGGCTTCTCGTTAAGCCTGTAACTTCCCCTACCATCCCCGACATCCCGTCGGGGTTTTCATATCTGGAGACAAAAATTTGAAACAGATCGCTTTCTACAGGCGTTCTGGAAGGCCCGGTGCCTTCCGTGGGTTAAAAGAACGCGTCACCTGGATGATTCAGTCTCGTGGTCGTCCTGTTACTGGCAGTGAAATAGCAGAGAAATTTGGTGTTTCACTTTGCGAGTTCAACAAGGTAGCTCGCGGCCTGACAAAGGGCAGTAAGGTTGTGAAAATAAAGGCTTCAGAACCATTCACCACAGACACCGGAATCGTTGATCGCTTTTTCTCCCTCGAATCAAATCCTCGTCGTGACACACCTCGCTCACGCAATGCCGTTCCTCCATTCAGTCGCAGAAGCCGTGAACACGCAGCAAAAAACTGTCGCGAGGAATACGTGCAAAAGGCCGAACGCCGTCGCCGACTGATTAAAGCAGGACTTTACATTGATGAGTTTGAAAACGCGCTATGACGAAAAAATACACTCTCATTTACGCAGATCCCCCCTGGACATTCCGAGACAAAGCAACCGATGGTCAACGCGGTGCAAGTTTTAAATATCCGGTCATGAGTCTTCTGGATATCTGCCGCCTCCCGGTATGGGAACTGGCAGCCGATAATTGCCTGTTGGCTATGTGGTGGGTGCCTACACAACCACTTGAAGCATTGAAGGTTGTAGAAGCGTGGGGCTTTCGTCTGGTGACGATGAAAGGATTAACCTGGAACAAATGCGGGAAAAGACAGACCGACAAGCTGGTCATGGGTATGGGTAGCACCACTCGCGCTAACAGCGAAGACTGCCTTTTTGCAGTGAAAGGAAATCTGCCTGAACGCATTAACGCCGGAATAATCCAGTCATTCACTGCACCGCGCCTTGATCACTCCCGCAAGCCGGATATGGCGCGAGAAAAACTTGTGCAACTTCTTGGCGATGTTCCCCGGATAGAACTGTTCGCCCGTCACACCTCGCATGGATTTGATGTCTGGGGTAACCAATGCGGAACACCATCCATTGAGATGGTTCCGGGTATTGTTAAATTTCTGGAGAAAACCAATGAGCGAAAAAACGACGTTGACAAAGGCATCACCAGTTGAATTAAGGCAGTGCCTGGAAATCGCAAATCAACTTGCCAGAAGTGGAATACGCTTTGTTCCGATCCCGATCACAGCAGATACAGAACTTCATCTGTTTGGTGAAATTCTTTCCCGAAAGCTGGATGAACTGGAAAAGCTGGTAGAAGAAGCTGACACCTCACCAATCGCATAACACCCCCACCGACATTAAAATATCAGGAGAAAAAAATGAACGCCGTACTCACAGAATTGAACAAATTAGGAAAAGCAACAGCCGACAGCATTTCTAAAGGTCTCAATATTGATTTGAATGACGTCATTGATACGCTGTGGAAGTTGAAAAACCAGGGGATCGTAAAGGTAAAAAACGGCATCTGGCAGGCAGTAGAGGGAGTTGGAAGCAAAACAGATATTGATTCAGTTCAACCAGTTCAACCAGTTCAGCCAGTTCAGCCAGTGCAGAACAACATTATAGGTGACCTGCTACGTAAATCACGGAAAGAAGCGCGCCGCGCCGGGCGGAAACAGAAACGATGGGAGGGTGCATGTAAGGCGTTGCAAGAACTGAATAAATACCGTGACTTGATCAACGAATTGTCAGAGTGAACGTAGCGGGAATCCACGTCCTTTAGGGCGTGGATGATATCAGGCTGTTGAAATACATGTAGAAAAGGAGCGCATACTATGGAAGTCAACTTAATGACCGAAAAAGAGGTTTCTGATTTGTTACAAAAAAGGCGCACAGCTTTGTATAATTTGCGAAAAAAACACGGATTCCCGGAACCAGTACTTACTCATCCGGCGCGATATAGTCGTCAGGCCGTTGAACAATGGCTTAAAGCCGGAGGAATTAACCGAGCTGTTTAGCGTGCCAGAAAATTTTATCAGCATACAACTCATACGCATCTTTCTGTTCCGACAACCAGTCGTGTTTATTATACACGGCCATAACTCCCCCAAGTTCATGCCCCAGCATTTTTTCAGTGACGTGGGGCATAATTCCTTCCCCAGATAAATTCGTTACCAGAGAACGCCTAAAATCATGCGTTCTCCATTCAGGAATATCAATTTTCTCCCTTAACTTTTTCATGTACAAATTAGCCGACGAACGATCAATAGGTTTATCTATTTCCTGCCCGGGGAATAGCACATCAAAACCCGCATTAAGCAATCTCTCGATATAAGGTTTAACCTGAGTGAATACCGGACGCCGGATAATATTCCCCATTTTTGAATGCTCTTTTGGGGTTGTCCAGACCAGATCTTCCATGTTGAACTCACTGGCTGTCGCGAGACGTAGCTCAGAAAGTCTGGCCCCCCATAGCAATAGCAATTGATGTAACACCTTGTTGGAAGTAACTACTTTTGAGTTCTCCAGCGCCAGCCAAATTTTTGCCAGTTCCGTATAGGTAAGTACACGACTCCCTACATCTGGTTTTTTCCCAATATTCTTAACACTAAGCTTGAGTAATTCGCATGATGGGATTAACTGGCGGCTGATACACCAGTTAATAACTGAACGCAGTTGTAACAACAAAACACGAGCCTTTTTCTTGTTGAGGCTTTCTTGTTTGTCAAAGAAACGAGCCCATGCCGATACTGGGATACTGGCAACTGGCGAGCCTTCAAACTGTGTGTACATAGTGTTGTACACGACGGATCTGTAAAGCGTCTGTGTATTGGGTTTCAGATCAGTAACATACTTATCCCACCACTGATCCAGGCATTCTTTTAATGTCAGTTCGCCGTCACTGGGCGCAAAATAATTTTTAGGGTTAACTCCCTTCATGTACAATGCGCGCATCTCACCGACGATAACACGCGCGTCCTTCAGTGAAGTAGACGGATAGCGCCCGACAGTAAGACGTACTGGCTTACCATTCCAGCGATAACGGTACTGAAACGTGATAGTTCCTGCTGGAGTAATCCGCACACTTAACCCGTCACCATCGGTGATTTCAGCAGGGCCAGAGTAGGGTTTTCCGTAGAGGCCTCGTAGTTTGGTGTCGCTCAGTGCCAATGCTTTATATCCTGTACACAAGTTTATAATGTATTCTGTACTCAATATGTACGCATTAGCAAGTGAACAAAACACTTTTCAACGCAAAAGAAGATAATCAACCATGAACAAAAACAAACTTACACCTTGATTTTAAAACCATAAAGACGGTATTATCAGTCATATGGTGAACAACCAAAATCAATACGCAACAATGTCCTCTTAGTTAAATGGATATAACGAGCCCCTCCTAAGGGCTAATTGCAGGTTCGATTCCTGCAGGGGACACCAGATACCCTTCAAACGAAATCTACCTTCACCCCGTAAAAGATAGGTTTGGCAGCACACTTGCCTTATATCTACTCATTTTTACTGCAACAGGTTGAAATCTCAGCACTGTCAGAAAGCGCTGATGACTAAACAGCCCTGGGCCGGGCGATGTAACCATCACACAGAATCCTGATAGCGAAATATGGCGTGACTCGATACTTTACTCCGCAATGCATTCCTTGATGAATTCGCAGGACCGTGATACACGGGACAGGTCGCTGAATGACGACAATGTCCTGGAAATCAGCGAACCGCGCATCTGAAGTACATTTGAGCGACTGTACCAGAACATGAATGAGGCGTTTGGATTAGGTGATTATTAGCAGGGCTAAGCACTTTAGTATTATTATTTTCCGGTTGAGGGATAGGGAGATATCGACAACAACCGGAAAAGTTTACGTCTATATTGCTGAAGGTACAGGCGTTTCCATAACTATTTGCTCGCGTTTTTTACTCAGGAAGAAAATGCCAAATAGCAACATCAGGCAGACAATACCCGAAATTGCGAAGAAAACTGTCTGGTAGCCTGCGTGGTCAAAGAGTATCCCAGTCGGCGTTGAAAGCAGCACAATCCCAAGCGAACTGGCAATTTGAAAACCAATCAGAAAGATCGTCGACGACAGGCGCTTATCAAAATTTGCCACGCTGTATTTGAAGACGGATATGACACAAAGTGGAACCTCAATAGCATGTAACAGCTTCACTAATGAAATAATCCAGGGGTTAACGAACAGCGCGCAGGAAAGGATACGCAACACCATAATCACAACACCGATAAGTAATGCATTTTTTGGCCCTACCCGATTCACAAAGAAAGGAATAATCGCCATGCATAGCGCTTCGAGTACCACCTGGAATGAGTTGAGATAACCATACAGGCGCGTTCCTACATCGTGTGATTCGAATAAACCTGCATAAAAGACAGGAAAAAGTTGTTGATCAAAAATGTTATAGAAAGACCACGTCCCCACAATAAATATGACGAAAACCCAGAAGTTTCGATCCTTGAAAACTGCGATAAAATCCTCTTTTTTTACCCCTCCCGCATCCGCCGCTACGCACTGGTGATCCTTATCTTTAAAACACATGTTGATCATCATAAATACAGCGCCAAATAGCGAGACCAACCAGAAGTTGATATGGGGACTGATACTAAAAAATATGCCGGCAAAGAACGCGCCAATAGCATAGCCAAAAGATCCCCAGGCGCGCGCTGTTCCATATTCGAAATGAAAATTTCGCGCCATTTTTTCGGTGAAGCTGTCAAGCAAACCGCATCCCGCCAGATACCCCAGGCCAAAAAAGAGCGCCCCCAGAATTAGACCTACAGAAAAATTGCTTTGCAGTAACGGTTCATAAACGTAAATCATAAACGGTCCGGTCAAGACCAGGATGAAACTCATACACCAGATGAGCGGTTTCTTCAGACCGAGTTTATCCTGAACGATGCCGTAGAACATCATAAATAGAATGCTGGTAAACTGGTTGACCGAATAAAGTGTACCTAATTCCGTCCCTGTCAACCCTAGATGTCCTTTCAGCCAAATAGCGTATAACGACCACCACAGCGACCAGGAAATAAAAAAGAGAAATGAGTAACTGGATGCAAAACGATAGTACGCATTTCTGAATGGAATATTCAGTGCCAT